AAATTAATATAAGGTCAGTGGCGTATTGGATGACGCACCCGATCACAAGGGCGATAGTGTGGTTCGAATCCACACCTGACCACTATCTTTTTAATTATACAATACCTTTAAGCCCGTGACCCGGGCTTTCGGGGTCCGGGGGATGGAGATCCAAACCCAATAACCAAGTATCTTTTTAATTATACAATACACCCTGAGCCCGGTTTCATAACCCGGGCTTTTGGTGGCCATGAGCACACACCAATTTATCCAACAGAACCAAGACCGTATTGAAAACATAGACGGTAATTTAGATGATGCAGCAATCACGATCATGGGAGCTAATGGGCGCCTGGAGTTTTATTACTTTGAGGGCGGCGTTATGGTGAGCGCCAGAGCCAAAAACCCAAATGTGTGCGTATGGTAACTGGTGCTGGGTCTGGAGACCCGAGACCCTGTGACCCCTGACCTTAGACCCTGGTGTGAGGGTGGTGGGCGGTATGGCGTATGGCGGTATATATATGTGCGTAATATAGTAATACGGCCCCACGCGCGCCGTTGTCAATATGGTGCGGGGTGGCGATTTCCGTTACTTAGAGTAAAAACCAGACTTTCCCCTGTAAATCCCATCATGACAGTATATAATTATATCCCCCACAATTAAACCCTATTTTTCCGAATGACCAAAGGGGATAAAACCCACAAAAAATCAAATCTCTCTTCTTTAAAAAATATTTGGCGTCGACATAGGATATACGTATATTTAAAACATGAAACAAAACAACTTAGGCCCCATAAAACAACTCATTGAAGAAATGAAAAATGACCCTTGGCCCAAAAAACTAAGACGTTGGTTAAAATTCCAATGTTGGATTTGGATGTGTAAAATCATATACATTTATGAACATAATATATTCAGAAAAAAATAAGTTATGCCCTACTATAGAATCGAAATAAACGAGTTGAATAACGGTGAAAAAAACTATCGCGTACAATGCGGTTATCTTTACACCTCGGGTGGTTGGGTTAAACGAACAGAAATGCGTTGGGATTACGTGTATGAAGGCAGTTTTTCCACCGAAGATGAAGCCCTAGTGTTTATTGAGGAACAAAAGAAATGGGATTCTATTAAAGAAGGTAAAAAAGCTAAGTCTACTACATATAAACTAATCTAACCTGATTAAATAATCCCTAATGGGATTAGTGATTGTAGGTTAGCTTAAATAAAGTTGTGGAATAGGTAGTATATACGTATCTTTAGAGGGAGGGGTGGGGTAGGCACTGCTACATAGGTTTTTTGAAAAGAACTTGGTTACCTGAAATATTTATAGTAAATTGGTAGCTATGATTTTTAAAATATTTACAATGGCATTTTTATTAGTGGTTGGGGCTTTAAGTATAGTGGCTTGTGCTACATTTGAGATGGTTAATATATTTATCAATAAACGATAAATGGCTTCTTACACGTACCAACAATTAATGGGAACTGGTTCTATTGGGGAAAACCTTTCGGGGTTAAAAACCTTTACATTTACTAACCCAAGTGGTTCTTCTTATTTAACTTTAGAAACCATTACTACATCTTCTTTTTATGGCGCTTCTTCCCCAACTAATTTTATAGGGACCTATTCTGTTCCTGGAAATATGGGGTTAGTTACCTCTTCTTACATTGCTTCAGTTGTTGTACCTCCAGGGAGTTCAGTATTTACTTTTACCCCTACTTCAGCAGTAACTGGAGATACTTATTATTTAAAAGGTACGGGAATGTATTCTCTTGTAATTTCTTAAAAAGCCCTTGGCTTGCTGATCCTTTATTCGTATACTAACGGTATAAATAAAAAAAATAAAGGTTATGTTGAAAGTAGAAGAAATGACTCAAGAACAAATTAATCAAGAAATTAAAAAACTTGATTTTCAATTAACAAAATTAGCAATTGTTGCTGTTGGATTTATTTTGGGATTTTTAACCCAAATTACATTAATTGTTTTAGGCATTATGCCTTTAGACTTAATTTCAATTAGTATTTTACTTACTTGCATTTTAGCAGTAGTGAATAATATTAAAGAAGGTCGTGAAATTAATTTACAATTGTTTATTTTAAACATGTTTAAAGGAGATGGAGATGGAAAATAAGAAATATCAACCAAGTAGAAAAATTACTACTGCAGACGGAACTATAATGTATATGTTCGATGGAAAACTTCACAATTGGGAAGGTCCGGCTTTACTTCCACAAGGTGATAATCGCAAACGAGAGTATTACATTAACGGAATTAAAATGAACCAAGAACAATGGAAAGAAGCTCTTAAAGGAAGAGAAGGTTTACCTTGGTACAAAGGATCAGGCGCTAAAGCACGATTTTAACATGCAAAATAAAGGTTATGAAACGTATATCAAACGAAGAGGCTTTAAATTACGTCCCATATGAACGAACTCCTCTATCGCCCCCACCAGCGCAATATTCAATTTTTGTAGGAAATGAAGGTTGGGATGAAGTTAAATATTTTACATCCCGCTTTAGACAAAGCATAAATGGAAATAATGGAGATCAATCTGTTTACATTTTAGAAAGTTCCTCTATGCCTGGAATGGTAAAAATAGGTTATACAAAAGGTGATCCTGTTGATCGAGCTAATCAATTAAGTAAATCTACAGGTGTACCTACCCCATTTAATGTTATATATTCATACAGTTGTTTTAATGGAGAAAGAATTGAAAAAGCAGTCCATAAACATTTCAGAAAAAAACGAGTTAATACCCAACGTGAATTTTTTTATGTTGAACTAGATGAAGCGATTAAGGTGATAGAATCAATGGGAGATACGCTTGATTAATATTTATTAATAAAAAATGGCACTAGACAATATATTTTCTTTATTTGGGTTTCCTGATAAGGATGATGAGGATCGTAAAAAATTAGAGGCTGATTTAGATGTCTTTAAGGAAACACCTCATTTTAAATTGGGTATGTTTCATAAGTTGATAATGAATGGAAGTTTATTTTCAAAACAGGTTGTAAAATTTTTTGCCAAAGCAGATCCTGGATTAGATGTAAAAGGAATAGATCAAGCAGGTGAATATATGATGTTCACCAGGGCTTGGTTTTGGATTGAACAAGTTCAAATTAGAAAGAAGGAATGGAAAGAAGCCCTAAAACAATATGCCAGTGAGGAATTCGCCATATCAATAAAGCTGTCTATTAATTACTTTGAAGGTACAGAAGAATATGAAAAATGTGCCCACTTAAAAAAAATTCAGGACTTTATAGAAAAAAACTTGCCTAAGTAAAAGAAAGTTATTACCTTTAATTATATTTTGATTTTAAAATTGTTAGAATATAAAAGGAAAAAATTAAATAATCAAATAAAACAAAAATGAATAATAAAGAATTAGTATTGAGACGGATGGAGTCTCTAGAAAGTAAATTGAAACGTATGAGAAACGTTTTAAATGAACGAAACATTGATAGTGCAAGAGAAATTTTGCAAGAAATCTTAGAATTGAGAGATGATCTTCAATCAATCGTAGAACGAGAAAATTAATTAAATAAATAAAAGTTATGAATCTTACCGCCGAACAAATCCAAGACAATTGGAAAGAATTATTATCTTACATTGAGGAATATATTTCCGAACCCCGTAAAGATAAATTGTTAGAATTTTATGAGCAATATGCCGAACGTTTAATGTTAATGCCGGCCGCGCATAAAAAAGAATATCATAATGCTTTCCCCGGAGGGTATGTGGAACATGTTTTACGCGTTATTCGATGTGCTATTAAGCAAGCTCAATTATGGGAATCTGAAGGATGTGATATGTCCACCTTTACTACTGAAGAATTAGTATTTTCAGCCCTGAATCATGATCTAGGTAAAATGGGTGATGAAAATGAGGAATCATATATACCCCAGACCGATAATTGGAGACGTGAGAAATTAGGAGAGGATTATATGTTTAATACTAAAGTTCCATTTTCCTCAGTTCCCGATAGAGGATTATTCATGCTTCAGTCTCATGGTATCCAGTACACATTCAATGAAATGGTTGCTATTCAGACACATGATGGTTTATATGATAAGGCGAATGAAAAATATCTTATGTCTTATATGCCAGAACAAAAACCAAGAACATCTTTACCTTTTATCTTACACCAGGCCGATTTAATGGCAGCACGTATCGAATTTGAACGTGAATGGTTACCTAAGTTAAAAGAGGACAAGAAGTCCGTGGATACCGGAAAAGGGAATTTTACATTGGGGAATAAACCCAACATGTCTAAAAAGACATCAACCAAAACTAAAGCACTTGGAACATTCAAAAGTGATAGTTTAAAAAATATGTTAGACAGCTTATGACAACAATAGTAATTAGTATATTATCAATAATAGTAGTGATTCTAGGATTCACAACCTATAATCTTCTTCGTAAAAATGAAAAACAAGAAGATATTGTAGCCGGTTATTTAGTTTACCTAGATAATTTATCCCGCACAATTGAAGTCTCAGACAAGAAATTAAAAGAACTAGATCGTGGTGGTGTATTTGAAAAAGATGACGAAGTTGGGGTTATATTTCAATCAATTTTAAAAATTCAAGAAATTCTCAATGACTTTAACCTTAGAAAAATCAACAACTAAAATGCCCAAAAAGAAAGTTAGCAAAAATTATTTCACCCAGGAAACTGAGGATGCTATCGTTCTATATAACAATACTCTTGACTTTAAATTAAAAAGTCAAATTTATGAAGAAAAAATACATTACGCTTTCTTTAAACTAACCCAGAATATAATCCATACGTTTAAATTCTATCATACCGAGGTTAGTGATTTAGAGCATTTACAACATGAAATTATTGTATTTTTACTATCTAAAATACATTTATTTGATCCTAGCAAAGGTGCTAAAGCATATTCTTACTTTGGTACCATTGTTAAACGTTGGTGTATTCTTTACAACGATAAAAATTATAAAAGTAAAATCAGTAAGGTATCAACTGATGAATTATTAAAAGATGATACACATTCATATACAATTGAACCCACAAATTCAAATGATAAATTGTCCATTTTTATGGATGAGTACGTAGAATTTGTGAGTATCAACATATATAAACTATTTTCTAAAGAATACGATGCCAAGATTGCAGATGCAATTTTAGAGTTGTTTCGCAAACGAGAATCAATCGACGTATTCAACAAAAAAGCTTTATACATTTACATCCACGAAATGATCCCAGATGCTAAAACTCCTAAAATTACTAAAATAGCAGGTGTTTTATATGGAGTGTTTAAGAAAAATTACCTGTTCTATTTAGAACAAGGATATACGAGTTTTCAACTTTAGTAATTTTCTATATTTATACCCAAAAATACTTATATGAGTAATTTAGAATCAAACGTTTGGGGTAAGAAGAAGTTTTCTGATATCCTGAAAGAAATATACGATAACCAAAAGAAAAAAGAAGTCCAAATATCTGCTTTGATAGGTGAGTTAAAACCACTTATCAATGATATTGGTGACGCTACATTAATAGTTCCACTTATTAAAGAATATATGGAATTAGGAATTAAAAATGATGAGCAGTTAGTTAAAATGGCTACTATAATTCAACGTGCCGTTGCATCTAATAAATCAGAAGATGAATCATTTGGAATGACTGAAGACGAAAAAGCACAATTATTATCTGAAGTAAAGAAATTTAATCCACAAGGATAATGGCTCTTTTAAAAACAGGTATAGCTAATTCTAATAGAGGAACCACCCCATCACCTAATACAGGTGCTGCCCTAGATCAAATTAACAATTTGAAAGGGCAAATGATTGCCGCTAGAGTAATTGATATTGTTTTAGATGAAAACCATCCAAAATATAAAGATGTAGGCCAATGGAATGGAATTGGAGCTATATTTTTTGAGTTAGTTAATAAATCGGGTACTGGGAATACTAGGAGTTTTGCTTTACCATATGATTCCCAACAAAAAACATACCCATTAATTAATGAGATAGTACTTTTATTTTCTTTACCTAATCAACAAATAGGAGCTAATACAGCTAACCAATCATTTTTTTATTTAAAGCCTTTAGGGATTTGGAATCATCCACACCACGATGCATATCCTAATTTAGCAATTCCTAAGACTATTAATAAATCTAAAGATTATCAAGCAACTGAAAATGGTATTGTAAAAAAGACAATAAATGAACCCGAAGGGATTAATTTAAATAGTCCTATAAATCCATCACAAAATACATTTGTTGAAAAATCTAATATTCATCCTTTAATGCCCTATATGGGGGATTCATTGATAGAAGGTAGACATGGTCAAAGTATTCGTTTTGGTAGCACTGCTAAATCAAAAAGTGAAATAAGTAACAATTGGTCATCCACCGGAAATAATGGTGACCCAATTACAATATTTCGTAATGGTCAACCCACTAATGTAAGTGATCGAGGATGGA